TTATAGATTGTTGAGCTGCTGCTGTTCAATCTGCAGAAGCATTCTGTCATTTCTGGATGTGTATAGCGAGGTGTGCTGCCTTCTGATATGCTCCATCCTGCAGTGGAGGCATAAATCTTCTGATGAATTATAAATTGTCTCTCCGCATATCATACAGGGCTTTATACTGTAAATAAATTCTTCCCTCTCATCATGATAAAAATGACGGTACATGGCCTCGTCGACATCACTTACTTCTTTTGCTGCGGATTCTTTCCAAAGTCTGTAATTCTGAAATGCGTAGGACCCGGCCTCTCTGCTGATCTGGAAAACCGAGGAGACATCATCCTCATTCCGGCACTGTGCAAAATGAATGGCCATTCTGGGAGCCAGAATATTGCTTGCAAAAAAATTGGCCTGCTGTTCATTATAGGCACATTCTCTCGAATGGCCCAGCATAATATGTCCCAGTTCGTGCATGATGGAGAACCGAATCCTGAAAGGGGATTTGTTCTCATCATAGGCTATGATCCGTTTGGCTCCGTAACGGAAAGCGTCTTCCGAATAATTCCTGCAGTATTGGTAAAGCCGTTCATTGATATCCCGTATATTTTGATAAGTGAAAATACGGTATCCATAGTGCCTTAAAATGCTGTAACAATCAATCGGAAATGACTGGACTTCACAGTCTCTGTAAACATCGAGTATCTTAACAAGTATATCGTGATAATTCAAATCCACCAGTCCTTTATAATTCAGATAACATCTTTATAAGTTCTAATTTTTCCTCAATAGACATTTCTTTTCCGTTTCTTGCGATCAGTGTTTTCAAATCTTCATATGATGGTTCTTTTCTGCTGTCAGAGGTCAGGAATTCATCGTCGCAGAAATACTCAGTGGTGACACCGAGTTCCTTCGAAATCTTTAATAAAACTTCTATGTCTGCCTTTCTGCTGTCTCTCTTGATCATCGAATAAATAGTCGTAGGTGCCACATTGATTTTCTTGGCCAGTTCATTGGCATTCATGTGATGTTCCTGCAGTAACAGCTCCAACTTTGCTCCAATTCCCATAAAATATACCGCCTTTCTAATAGAAAGAATAGCATAATAAAAACCAGAAGTAAATAAAAAAATATGCAAATGCGTATAATCATCTTGACATATAACTCGTATGCGTATATCATATCAATATAAGATACGCAAACGAGTAATATCAGGAGGTGAGCTGTTGCCATATTTAAATTTAAAAACTGAATTAAAAAAAACAAATATTACAAACGAAGAAATTGCACATGTATTGAGGCTACGGACAGAAGACGTGCTGGACAAACTGGAAGGCTCAGGGAGATTCACCATCGGAGAAGCAATGCTTCTGAAAAAAAGGTATTTCTCCCGGATGCCGCTGGAATATCTGTTTGTACATACAGCATCTAAGCCGTAACAATTTTACTTTTTATATTAATGAGTATAGAACGTTTGTTTGGAAAAGGCAATAGGCATAATAGACAAAATTTAGAGAGGAGTACTATGTTTGACTTTCAGACCGAAAAGGGAAAAACTGATGCAGTTATCAGCATTTTGCTGCATCACTATACAAAGGAGCAGTTATCAGAATTTTATGGAATTTCCATAAGAATAATCAATGAGTGGATCGGGGCATACCGGAGCAGAGCGGCGGCTGAGATCAGAGACAGGCAGATCCGCTTTAACGGAAGAGCCGTAAATAAGATGAGGCCTCTTGTGACCGTTTACAGACCGACATCCGGAGCAATGTATATAGGATGGAAACACATCAGATAAAGAAAAGAGGGATTGATTTGACAGAAAAGGAATTGGGTCAGATGCATTATCTGAACAGGGAAATTGAGAAACTGAATGAGGAACTCAGCTGGATGGAATGTAAGAGTAAGATAAAGTCACCGCTGCTGACGGGGATGCCGTTTGGGACCGAGGTCAGCGACAAGACAGCAGACTATGCGGTGCGAATGGAGGAGATCAGAGAGCTGATCGACCTGTCCCTTAAAAAACTTCTGCACACAAGGGCAGAAATTGAGCGGTTTCTGCAGGAGGTTGAAGATCCGGAACTCAGGCTTATTATACGGCTTCGTTCCATCAATAATCTCGGATGGCAGGAGATTGGGGAAGAACTTGGGATGGACAGAAGAACTGCGTCAAGGAAGTATCAGAGATTTTGTGAGGAGAAACTTGCCCGCAATGTCCCGGCTTAAAGTGATATAGTTATCATAGGAAATAAAAGATAGAAATTCATTTTAGGACAAAGTGATTTTTCTGTCTTTTATTTTTTTCTGAGGATATATGCGGGAAGGAAACTTGCCCACAATGTCCGTAGACAGAATGATATCATTATACTAGAGAAAAAAGGCAGGAGATCCCAACCTATTATTTTGGTCTTCCCGCCTTTTTCTCTATAAAGACAGGAACAGGAATTCCAGCCCCGTCATTTGTTACAGCTGTAATTACAAAAGTATTTTTAGGAGGTGTGAACGATAGAAAAATTAATTTATCAGAGATTGTGTGATTCTGCAGATCTTGTCAATCTTCTGGCAAAGTATAATGGGAAACCGGCAATTTTTCAGAGAAGGGCTCCAGATGATTCAGATGAACTATGGGAAGGAGATCCCTACCCTCAGATCATATATGAAACAGAATTAAAAGAGGGGATGGAAAGAGAATTTACCGGAGGAATCCATTTACATGTGTTCTGCAAGAGCGGACAGCCGGTTAAACCAGAAGACTTTAAAAATCCGATTTTGGAGGCGATGGACTGCTGCTTTTTTTCTAAGGAAAATGTAATCTTGGGTACAAAGTGGAATCATACAGATTCAGGTGTCACAGAAAATCAGACAGCAGTGGAGGAAAGTATTTATGCCTTCGATGGAATGTTATTTACAAAGCAGGAGACGATGGAACCAGATCCTGTGACTGCATTAAACAACTGGATTAAAAAAATGTATGAAAATTCAGTTATTCTAGGCAGAGATCCACTGGAGGATATTTGGAAAGCAGAAAATAGTGAACCAACAGTATATTGCAGATTAGAAAGTCTGGTCCCAGGGCCTTATAAAGATACATGGTACAGTTCCTGGATTACTGCTGGCATCCGGGTACATATTATAGCAGAGCAGAGTAAAAAACTATCTATAATACGTGAGATCAGCGAACAACTGGCGGGGACAGAGAAACTGACGATGAGTGATGGCGGGCCTTTGCTTATTATGAAAGTAAATTATAATGATACACTCAATCCGCTGAAACACCGGCAGTTTTTTATTGAGTGCCAATATGGTGTTACGCCGAAAGAAGAAGAAAAGCAACCGATTCGCAGTATTGATATTCAGGAGGGATAATATTGAAAACACAGATGAAATACAGCGCAGAAGAGTTTGCTTCCAATCCGGAAGTTCTTGCAGCATCTGAAGATCTTATCAGAGCTGCTTTTTCTTTTACCGGAACTGAGGAAGCAACAGAAAAAGAAGCCAAAAAGATAGTCAAAGAGTTTAAAAATAAGGAGGTACATTAGATTATGGGAGGAACATATCAGGCAGGAGAAGAAAAAGTAAGACCTGGAGTTTACAGAAGATATACAACTCAGGATAAAAAACTGGTTGCAGGGGCTATGACAGGAGTTTTTGCAATCCCTGTAAAGGCCGACTTCGGCCCTGTTGGAACTGTGACAATCCATACCAAACAGGACAGTGTGAAAGAAATGTATGGCATGGGAGGAACAGTGAAAGGAGCACTGAACCTTTTTGAAGGAGGAGCAGAGAAAGTCCATGTATATCGTCTTGGAACAGGAGGCACCACTGGCAAGGCAGAGCTTAAGGATACAGAAGACGCAGCGGCAGTTACTCTGGAAACAAAATATCCTTCAAATATTAAATTTGCGGTCTCATTGAAACAGAAATTAGGCAGCGAGACAAAAAAAGAATTTTTTGTTTATCAGGGAGCTGTTTTAAAAGAAAAATTTGAGTATGAAGTACCGGCTGAAGAAGATGAAGGTCAGATTCTTACTGATATTGTAAATGCAAGATCAGCAGTCTTTCATGCCGCAAAAGCAGCAGAAGGAAAAAAACTTGCAGCAGTGTCTCAGCAGGAAATCACTCCGGGAACGAATCCGACGGTCACAAATGAAGATTACAGCGCAGCGCTGGAAGCCTTTGAAGCCTATAAATGGAATATTCTTGTTACGGATACTGTTGATACAGCAGTCCATGAGCTCTTAAAGGCATATATGGAAAGATTAAAAAATAACGGTTCCATCGGCTCCTGTGTTGTAGGTGAGGGAAGCGATGTGGCATTTGAAGACCGCCTGGCACATGCAAAAGCTTTTGACTCTGAATACTTTATCTATGCGGGCAGCGGCTATGTAGATATGGAAGGAAACCGCGCAGACGGCTATGAGGCAGTCACAATGCAGGCAGGGATTATCGGAAGCACTCCATCCAACCGGTCTGTTGTACATACGTTAGTCCCGAACGCAGTGGATACTCTGGAAGTTTTGAAGAATGAGGAGTACATCGAGGCAATTAAAAATGGAATGCTTCTTCTTTCACCTAATGAAGAAGGAGAGGTCTGGTTTGACAGCGGTGTCAACACACTGACAACCTTAAATGAAAATCAGGATGCAGGATGGAAAAAGATCCGCCGTACAATGACAAGATATGAAATGTTTGACCGGATTGACAGGACCATTACGCCGCTGGTCGGCAGAGTTAACTGTGATTCCGATGGCATTTCCAATGTGGTGAAAGTGGCACAGGATGTTTTGATTGCAATGGTGAGCGAAGGAAAACTGATGGACGGTGCTAACTTCTATGAAGATCCGGAACAGCCTCACGGCCCGGATAATGCCCACTTTATTATTGAGGCATCCGATATTGACAGCTTAGAAAAGATTTACTTGAACTATCAGTTCAGTTTTTCAGGAGAATAAGGAGGAAAGAGAATGAGCGAAAAAATTGATGTACGTACAGTAATGACAGGAAATGACGGAAAATTATTTATCTACTATGGTGAAAACAACAGAACTTTTCTGGCAGAAATTAAGGACTATGAGATTAAAGCGAGTTTTGGAAGTATCGATTATCAGCCGTTGGGTGATGTCCAGGAGTACTCAATTCCTAATAAGGTCAAATTTACCTTGACTTTTTCAGGGGCAGTAGTGAGAGACGACGTTTTGATGGCTCCAATTTTGAAAAGTCTGAAAGACGATGGTAAGATACCGTCTTATGATTTCCAAAGTACAGCGACACGTACCTTGGATAACAAAGAACAGAAATTAACACTCAGGGATTGTATTCCAAACGGAGACTTCGACATTATGACTTTAAAGGCAGGCGAAGTGATCACCAGACAGCAGAGCTTTACGATTAATAGTATTCCACAATTTGAAGATATTTTATCAATCAGTAAATAGGAGAGGAGATTACAAGATGGAAAATGTAGCAGAAAGAAACAGTATGCAGAATATCGAGGTAACAAAGGACAATGAGATGGATTTAGTACAGGGGCTTTTGTCTGCCGCTGATTTTAGAACAGATGACGAAATGCAGACGGAAATTCAGATTAAACGAAAAGGAAAGCTGTTCTTCTCTTTTAAAATCCGTCCATTAAGCGAAGAAGAGTTACTGAATGCACGAAGAAAATCAGTGGTAAAGATGGCAAATCCTAATAATCCAAAATTACCTCCGATTGAAAAAGAAGTAAAAATAGAAGAATTTACCGCATGGAAAATCTATCTGGCAACTGTGGATAGAGAAAATGTATGGGAAAATCCGGCGGTGATGAATGGACTTGAAAGAAAAGGTTTTTCTGTACTGCAGGGAATTGATGTCATCAATACTGTGCTGAGAGCCGGAGAAAAAGATGCCATTGATGATCAGATTGATAAACTGAGCGGATTCTATGATTCCGAAGTGACTGTGGAGGACTACGCAAAAAACTAATTGAGGCTAGTCCGCTAGCCTGGAAGCTACATTACATCTGGCAGAAACAGGGAAAACTGCCCTCAGAAATCCTCGGTTTAAGCCGGGGAGAGAGGGCATTTGTCCTTGCCTCCACAGAGATAGAATTGGAAAATCTTATAAAATGGAAGGAGGAAGAGTAAATGTCTGATACAGTTGTAATCGGAATAGATAGTAACTTAATTCCTTCTGATAAAAAAAACAGGTTAAAATATGCTTCTAAATATTATAATGGGTCTTTTAGAAACAGTTCAAAGAAAAATAAGCCAGGTATAAACGCCGGAAATCTTACGTTTTCAGAGGCATTTAATATTATCTTACAAAGTGGCGGAAAAGAGAAGATTAAGTATTCGGATGTTTTTGATTATAAATCTGACCCGGAAAAAACAAATAGAGCATATGCTAAAATATTACAGGAAACAGGCGTTGCACTTGATATAGAAGATATTATTTTTTACAACAAAACTGGAATAACAGAAGCTGAATATGAACAAATGAAAGCTGGCTGGGCAGAGAAACATAAATCAGGTCAAAACCAAATGCAGAGCTTTAATTCATTGATGGAGGAGATATCAATCACTGCAGTTGATGAAATATATACAGAAGCGGCAGATAAAAAATTAGAAAAGATAGTCTTTGAATCACAGATTTATGAAAACTTTTATAAGAAAGCAGCTTATCAATCAATTCTCAAAAAAACTGAAAAAGGCTTGAAAGCAGCTGGGTTATATTCTCTTGCCACAAGCGGTTATGAAGTGCTAAGCAGTGAAGACAAAACAAAGGCTATTTTACAGGAAACCGCAGGAGGTTTCACTTCGGCATTGGTGACAAAAGGTTTATTACATGGTGCTGTAAAATTAGGATTACCTATGACAGGGGTAGGAGGAGTTGCAGTCGGTGTTACTGCTTTGGTAATATCAGCATTTGCAGAGGATTCTGTAAAAGACAAAGTAGGTGAATTATATGATTATGCAAAAGAGAATATATCTATTGAAACGAACAATGATGTCCAAACTTCTATGCCATATGATCCGTATCATATTTTTCCGGGTACAAAAGTAAAGCCTCAAAAATCAAAAAATACTGCTTCAAGAATACCATATGATATGTATCATTCAGGTTTAAATCAGACAAGGAATAAAAACACTGTGGGAAAAGAGCAGCAAGAGAGATACTGGATAAGAGAAACGAATGACGGTCTGATCGTGGAACTTCCATTTACACAAGAGAAAGTTTTGTTAAAGAAAGAGAAGAAACCTTTATTGAATCTGGTTAAGCCCCCGGGAATGAACAACAGCAATCAATCAGATAAAAATGTTCCTGTATATAGAAGAAATGGGTCCGGTAACAGCAAGGCAAGGAAGGCTACAAAGAGAGAACAAGAAGAAGCTCTAAAGTGGGGCAAATTTGGAATGGCTATGATGATGGGATTTATGCCGGGGCCAAAAGTAAAACGCCACGCTAATGGAGGAGTTGTAAATGGAACCACTCTTAGTTATGTAGGAGAAGACGGACCAGAAGCGATCATTCCTCTCGGAAGCAAACGCAGACAAAGAGGAATGGATCTGTGGAATCAGGTAGGAGCTATGCTTGGAGTACCGGTGGATCGTAATAAACAAAAGATCTATAAGTTATCAAAAAAAGTGAAAAAATCTGCAGACTATGATGAATCCTCAATAAAAATTTCGGTTGGTAATGTTTCTGTGAATTTAAAGGGAAGCTCAGAAAATTCAGGGGAAAATCTGGACTTGCTGAAATTATTAAAAGAGCAGAGGGGGCAGATTTCAGATGAACTTTGTTCTGTAATTGCTGATGCTTTAAAAGGGGCATATAAAAATATTCCAACAGCAGTATAGGGGTTGAAATTATGCAAAGAAAGGAGGTAAAAAATGTCAGATACAATTATAATTTCAGGAGACGAAGAGGACTCTGAGAAAAAGAAAAATTCAGGAAGAAAAAAGAAATATGACATAAAGAAATATTTATCTTTATTGAATTCCTCAAACAAACAATGGATGAGAGAAGATACCTATTTTAAGGCACATAATCAGGAACTATCTAAAGAAGAAAGATGGAGACAAAAAATAAAAAATGTTAGTAAAAAGAATATTATAAACCCCACAATTACTGGATTACAAAATACATTACTAAAATGGCTGAAGTATCCTTTGGTGGGTTCTCAGACATCTCCTTTTCTTAAGGAAAAAATAGAGAAACTAGAAAAAGAAGAAGACACGGGAAAGGCACTGGTAAAAGAAATATTAGGTGGGACTTTTAAAGCTGGATATAAAGGGGTAAAAACGCTCTTTCTAATAGATAGTATACCTATAGTTGATGCCTTTGTGAATGATAGACTCGATAAATTTGCAGATTATTTGGGCGATAATGTCACTGACAATAGTAGAGAGATAATGGGAGTAGAGTTCAAAGACGGAGATGTAAGGAGAAAATCAGATAAGCCAACATCAGCAGATACTGCAACATCTAATGCCTATTCGTTCAAAAAGATAGATAATAAGCCGTTAGAAAATTATGGGGATGATTTCAGTGGAAATAGAATCAGCCATGCGGATATAATTTTAGGAGCTTTATCAAGGCTGCCTACTTCAAATCCTCAGAATATCCCATATGATCAATATCATGTTTTTCCTGGGAAGAAGCAGAAAACTGGGAAATCAACTAGTGCACTTAATCAAATGCCTTATGATATGTATCATACAAATTTAAATTGGAAAAAACCAGAGTTAGATTCAAATACCAATAAAAAAAATAATTCTTCATCTCAAGATAAAGATACCTATTGGATTAAAGAAACTGCGGATGGTTTAGTTATAAGAAAACCTGGACAAAAAGAAAAAATATATAAACCAAAAAAATCACCAATTCTTCCATTGTTCCAGCCGTGGAATCCATTAGGCAATAATTCTATCGTGCCTTCACATTCAAATTATAATGGAAAACATAGTACTGGATCAAATTCGAGTAAAAGAGGTTCCACACGAAGAAAATCTAGAAATTTGTCAAAAAAAGAAAGAGAAAAAATAGCAAGAGATGCAGTACATAAATCAAAGACGGGTGCATACATTCCATTTCCTACTGCAGTAAGCCCATATGCGGATGGCGGTCTTGTAAATAAAACAACCCTTAGTTATGTCGGTGAAGACGGACCAGAGGCAATTATTCCTCTTGGAGCTAAACGCCGGCAGCGAGGTTTGGATTTATGGAATCAGGCAGGTGCTATGCTTGGAGTGCCGGGTTATGCCAACGGTGCGATCGTGGGTGCCAATCCGGGAGAGACAGTCAAGAAACCTAAAAAGAATGCAGTACATAAAGCTGGGGGCAATGGTAAAACCTCTTCAGGAAATAAAAAGTCTGGGGTAAAAGTTTCCGTAGGAAATATTTCTATCAATGTGAAAGGAAGCGGCGATGGGGCAGGAAAAAATGTAAATTTACTGCAGCTATTAAGGGCACAGAAAGGACAGGTATCAGATGAACTATGTTCTATCATAGCAGATGCTGTAGAAGGAGCCTACAAAAACATTCCTGTAGCATAATAAAAGGAGGAAAAAGTGAAGGAAGTTAGTATAAAATTATATGAGCTGGGAAATAAAAAAGAAAATATTACGATTCCCCTTCCTCCGGAAGAGCTGGAATACAAAAGTTCCTCAAGGCTTCAGGAATATGAAATTCTTGACTTAGGGAAGGTAAGTATTCCAAAAGGACGTAATTTGAGCACGATTGGATGGGAAGGAATTTTTCCGGCAATTACGAGAAAGCGTTTTGAGTTTATTCATGATGAGCTGAAACAGCCCGGTGAATATATAGAAAAGATTGAGAACTGGCGAAAAAAGCACAAAAAAGTCCAGGTCCAGATTTCTAAAACGCCTCTGAAATCAAAAACAATGTATGTGGAGGAGTTTAACTATACTATTTCTGCTGCTGGAGATTATAAATATACGATCTTATTTATAGAGGCAGCAGAATTGAAATTGAACCGTACAGTAAGAAAAAGTAAAAAGGGAACAAAGAAATATAAAGTTAAACGAAAATCAGAAACATTGCGGGATATTTCTAAAAAGTTTTATGGTGACGGATCAAAGTATCAAAGAATTTATAAAGCAAATAAGGCTCTGATTGACAAAAAGAATGCGGAGATGAAAAAAAAGGGAGAGAAAGTAAAATCTAAATATACAATTTATAGGGGACAAGTGCTTACGATTCCGCCGGCCACTTCGGCTGAAAAGAAAAAGCTTTCGATTCTTGCACTGCAGAAAGCAATTAATAAAGACAAAAAGTATGGAAAAGTGCCGACAAACGGAAAACTGGATGCTTCTACAAAAACTGTTTTGAAAAAGATATTTATCAAAGTCGGAAGCAGAGGTGAAGTTGTTAAATTTGTACAGGGAAAAGTCGGAGCAACCAAGGATGGAATCTGCGGATCTAAAACAAAAGCAAAAATTAAGAAATATCAGAAAAAACATAATTTAAGTGCGGATGGAATCGCAGGAATTGATACTTTAACCAAGATGGTTAGTTAGGAGGCAAGAATTATGAATGGAACACTTCAGAATCCTATTTACAAATGTACCATCAAAACAAAAAAGGCTGCATATAATGTCACCAATATTTTGACAGAACTTACAGTAACACAAAATCAGGATGATCTGGCTCAGGGAGTTACAATCACAATTCCAAATATTAAAGATAAAAAGAAGTATTTGTATAACAATATTACAGTCAGAGACAGCCTGGTTTTATACTGTAAGACAGGAAAAAAATATAAGGAAATTTTCCGCGGAACAATCTGGGAAAAAGATTACACCAGTGATGTAACAAAAGATTTGACACTGACTGCATATGACAGGCTGATATATCTTCAGAATACGAAAGATAACTTCTTCTTTGCAAAAGGGAAGAGTACGAAAAGTATTCTCCAGACAATCTGTAAACGATGGGGAGTGAAACTGAATTTTCAGTATAAAAACATCAAACATAAACGCACGATCATACGAGATGTAAATGTATCAGATGCGATTATTGCGGTGCTGAATGAAGTGAAAAAGAAAACTGGCACAAAATATGTGATCTCTTTTGAAAAAGGGGCTTTGACAGTTAAAAAACGGGGGACCAATTCTAAGATTTATACAATTAACAGCAAAGAGTCAGCCCTTACGGAAAACACGAAAGTTACTATGGATGGCGTTATCACGAAGGTTGCTATTTACAGAGAACAAGAATCTCAGTCGACAAAGGAACAGCCGCCTAAGAAAGTAACAGTTGTGAAAGGTGATACCAAAAAGTATGGTACTTTACAAGAGATTATTATGCGGGATTCAGATGATAAAAAAGCAGTGCATGCAAAGAAAGAAGCAAAAGAAATCCTGAAGGAACATGGGAAGCCCAAATATGAGCGGACTTTAGAAGCAGTCAATAATCCTTATATCAGAAAAGGACATAAAATTAAGAGCAATGCGGGGGCCCTGGAGGGGTACTATATTGTTGTTGGTGTTGAGCATGATTGTCTGAATGGAAAAATGAAATTGGAGGTAGAAAAATAATGGCTGCAAAAGGAAGTGTCAGACTGGCTGCTATCCTGCAGAAAAGAATGGGGAAAGTTAAAGATTTCGGCTATTCGCCGACAGCAGAACTTGGAACTATAACATCTAAGGGACTAATACTTGACAGTTTTCCTAAAGATGTTATGGGAAAAGATGAGTATGCTGTCTGCAGTTTTGATACTGCTGAGGCAGCAGGAGGGCAGAAAAATATATTAAAGGATAAAGACAGAGTGGTTGTCCTCTGGGCAGATGAAACACCGGTAGTGATTGGGAAAATTTCCAAAGGATAAGAATAAGAGGTGATAAAATGGATAATCTTTTTCCGGAAGATTTTGAAGAGGAAGAATTAGAACTGGATGAAATAGATGACGGACAGGATGAAGAAGCGATTGGATATAAAAAAAGTATTTACTTTGACGAAAACTTGGGTGACTTCAAAAGAGACGGAACAAAAAAACTGGTAGAAGCCGACGGAGTGGATGCATGGATTCAGTGGTGTATGAAAGTACTGAAAACGAAACGATATGTTTGTCAGGCTTACAGTGATGATATTGGAATAGATATCGAGAGTGTTTTTCAGGCAGAGTCTCGAAAAGAGGCAGAAAGCATTTTAGAAAACGAGATTACAGAAGCTTTGGAAGCAGATCCATATCAGAGGACGGATATGGTAAAATCAGTAACATTTCAATGGAAGAATGCCGATTCGCTGGAAGTTACCTGCAATGTACTCGGAATTGATTCAAATGAGATTGAACTAAACACAACGATTGAGAGGTAGGAAGGAGGATACAGATGGACGAAGAACTTTTAGAGACGATAGATGAGGAAGAATTAGAAGAGGATGATTTTGTAGTTCCGTCATTTCTAGATAATTCCAGTGAAGAAGAAATACATAAAAAGATGCTGGATTATCTTCCGGATGATATTGATAAATCAGAAGGCGGATATGTTTACGATCTTACAAAACCAACCGCGATAGAAGTTTCTAGAATGAAGGAATTTGAATTAGTAGAAGCACTGAAGCTAATCTGGCCAAGATATGCAGAAGGTGCTTTTCTTGATTATCACGCAGAGACAAGGGGGATTCAGCGGAAAGAGGCTATGAATGCCGCCGGAATTTTACATATTACAGGAACTTTAGGTACTGTAATCCCAGAGGGAAGTATTTTTACTACGGAGAGCATCAATGATGAACCTGAGAAAGAGTATGAAACGCTGGAAGAAGCCACGATAACCGCAGAAGATGGTGTCGATGTAAAGATTCAATGTACAGAGGCTGGATTAAACGGAAATAGCGCCAAAAATACAGTGAATTTGGAAGAAGATATCATCGAAGGAATTGCAGAGGTTACAAACCCTGAACCGATCATCGGAGGAGCAGAAGAGGAAGACGATGAAAGCCTGAGAGAAAGAATTATGGAATATGACCAGTCTCAGGGAGATTCTTTTGTTGGAAATGTCAGTGATTATAAACGCTGGGCCTTGTCAGTAGAAGGTGTGGATACTGCAATTGTTTTCAGTCCTGAAGACAACAGCGGAAAAGTAAAGATTGTGATTACGCCTGCAAATGATGAATTAAATATACAGGAATTAAAAGATAAAGTGACCAATTACATTATGAGTCCGGACAATCCGGAAAATCGTCTGGCGCCGGTCAATGCCAAAGTGGAAGTAGTTACTCCGGATAATCTGATCATCAACATTAACGCAGCCGTTGAACTGAAAGCGGGGGCAGAACTCACAACCGTAACAGATATATTTAGAAAGGCTGTGAATAATTATCTTAAAGCGACAGTAAATGAAGGAAAGATCAGGTACACTCAAATTTCTAATATACTGGGTGATACAGAGGGCGTCTATGACTATTCTGGTCTTGTAATCAGTAAAGACGGAGATGCGGAAGGAAAGACAGATAATATTGCAGTAGATCCAAATGTTATTCCTGAGGCAGCCGTTACTTTGAGCCTGGCTGAAAGCAGTAATTAGGGGAGGGTCTCGTATGTACAATAAAACGGAATTAATGGATAAAATACTGACCAGCCCGGAAGCACAAAAAATTATGGATTTTGTAAGTCCGGTTTATGGAGAAGCTTACAGTGCACTGCATTTATTTAACTGTATCGGATGTGTATTAGATGAGTTAGATGAATTCCCTGATACTTTTAGGGATCAGCTTTCAGTTAAGACTGCGGATTTATGGTCTCTGGATTATTGGGAAAAACAATATGGAATTGTTCCTGATTTAGATGCCACAGAAGAAGATCGAAGGAGAAATCTTCTGGAAAAAATGGGTCGGAGATTTAATAATCCAAAAAGGATTGAGGACGTTCTCACTTCAATGCTGGGACATAAAGTTGAGGTGAAAGAGAACACGGGGGAGAACCAGTTTAGTGTTCTTGTGAGAGGATATGTACAGGATTTGAAACCTGCAAAATCATTTCTTGACAGAGTGAAACCGGCACATCTTATTTATGAGCTGAAAGTTTCAGAAGTCATTGAGGCAGTAGTAAACATTTACTATGGAATGTGTATTTCGGAACATGAATTTTATAAAGTAGAAGTGTTATAAAGAGACAACATCGGCACATGGCTTCAATGGAAGGCAGTGATCGGTCATTAAAAAGATTTAAAGCAGAGGTGAAGTAATGGATATATGGGAAAATGCGTCTTTGACAGAAAAAGGTGCAGATTTACAAAATAAATTGATAAATGGAGAAACATTAAAAATTACAAAAGTAAAGACAGGTGCGGGAAAGGTTTCTGCAATGTATCTCAGACAGCAAACAGAGGTTGCCAACCCCGTACAAGAGTTAACAATACAGCCGGCTACAATTGCAGATGATAATATCATTATTCCAGTATTGCTTGATAATATTGGTTTGACGGAGAGTTATGAGTTGTGGCAGGTAGGATTTTATGCAGAAGACCCTGACGAAGGAGAAATTTTGTACTGTATTGCTCAGGCAGCAAAGGGAAAAGATATCCCCACAGAACAGGAGAGTCCGGGCTACTCGATTGTATGGAATTTCCATTTTAAAAATTCAGAAGAGAATCCATTTGAGTTAAGTATTACTCCAGCAGGATTAACTTCAATGAGGACATTTCAAGAGCATGCAAATAATGTTGATATACATGTAACTCTGGAAGAAAAAAATATATTTAGTGATAAATATACAAAGGCAGAGATTGACAATAAGTTTTCAGCATTTGAGACAAATATAGATTGGAAAGAAGCGGTAGATACATACACTGATATTCTGGAAATGTATCCGAAACCTCAGGATGGATGGACAGTAAATGTCAAGGATACAGACTATACATATAGATTTAATGGGACAGACTGGGTTGCAATTAGTTCTAATTCGATTCCAAATGCAACCTCAGAACTGAATGGTTTAATGACAAAAGAGCAGGCGGCAGTTTTAAATAAGCTGGATAATGCAGTGGGAAGCTTACAAAATTTAACGACAGTTGAAAAACAGAATCTGGTAGGAGCTGTAAATGAAGTTAAGAGTCAGGTTACACAGCTAAATTCGGATTTGGATAATATAGCAACAGAAGTAAAGACGGTTAATAATACTTTTGGATATGGTACTTTTTCTAATGGCTACGTGTCAATAGGGAAAACAGTTTGCGTGTCGTTTCAGGTGTTACTTGCAACCAATATTGCTGCCGGAAAAGTTTTATGTAGTGGCCTACCGAAACCACTTTCTGAATTAGCAATAATAAATGTATACGATAGTTCAGCATCTACTTATTCACGCGCAAAGGTAACTTATGATGGAGCAGTCTATGTAGAAACTACACATAATTCTGGGGCTTCACTACTGATTAACGGCTCATATGTAGCAAAATAAATCTGAATTTAGCTGTCAAACTGAATATTTTTATTTTAATTCTTTTAAGGCCATACTAAGTGGTCTTTTTTATATAGAAAGGAGCTTTATGTTTGAACAAATTTTAGCAATCTGTGGCGGAATCAGCATTATAGGCGGCGCCGGTGCAGTCATATATAAAATTATACATCCGGCATTTAAATTCAGTAACCGGGTTGAACTTCTAGAAGCACACTCGGAGAATGATTACCGCCGCTTAAAGAAATTGGAAGAAATGCAGCGTCAGCAGTCAAAATGTTTGGCTGCAATGCTGAACCACCAAATTACCGGAAACGGTATTGATAATATGAAAAAAATAAGAGACGAGCTTTTAGAAAGCATTATTGAAAAATAGAAAGGAGTACATAAGTATGAGTTTAGATTTTATATCACAATATTATATTTCTATTGTATTGGCTGCATGCCTGGCTGTTGGTTATGTGATTAAAAAATCTCTGGATTTTATACCAAACAAATATATTCCATTAATCCTTGTGGTTCTGGGAGCAGTTCTTGGATGTATTACAGAAGAAACAGTATCAATGGAGTCCATTGTATATGGTGCAATTACTGGTTTGGCAAGTACTGGTCTGCACCAAACTTTTACGAGAATGATGGAAGGTGTGGATACCGGGGCATCAGAAGAGAATAAAAAGGAAGATGGAGGCGGTCAGAATGGGAAGCTATAATATAAGCGCAGGTCATAACCCACCAGGGAAAGTAGCATGCGGGGCATGTGGGTTGTTAGATGAATCCAGAGAAAATCGGTTAATTACAAAAGAAGTCATCAGACTTTTAAAATCCTATGCACAAAAAGTTTATGACTGCACATGTAATAATGGCAAAAGTCAATCGGATGTTTTAAAAAAGATTGTTGAAAAATGTAATAAAAGAAGCGTAATTCTTGATATTTCCATACATTTGAATTCAGGAAGAAATGATCCTAAGGGAGATCAGAAGGCAGCTGGATGTGAAATATATTGTTCGGCAGATATCGGTATAAAGAAAGAAGTGTCAAAACAAATCCGAAAAAATATGGTTAAACTTGGATTTCTGGATCGGGGGACGAAAACAACAAACAATCTTTATTATCTAAATCATACGGTTAATAAAGCAATTTTAGTAGAAGTATGTTTTGTTGATGACAAAGATGATTACGAGATTTATAAAAAGATTGGATATAAAAAAATTGCAGAGGCTATTGCGAAAGGGATTATTATGGAAGATATTGATAATAAAACATCAAAAAAAGCAAGTAATGAATCTAAAATTAAAATAGGAAAAGTAATTACTAAGAAGGACCCCTTAAGGCTGAGAAACAAAGCATCTTTAATGGGAAAAATTATTTATAGGATGCCGAAAGGGGCTAAGGTAGAAGTTTTAAGTGAAAAAAATAAATGGTATAAGGTCACTTATAATGGACGTACAGGTTACTGCAGTTCAAAATATATAAAAATATTACAATGATCCAGTAAGGGAATTGTTTTGTGGGTAAAATTCTGTGTTATAATTTAGTTACAACAATACGATGATTCGGAGGGAGAGAGATGATTTGTCAGAATTGTGGTAAAGAGAACAGGGAGGATGCTCTGTACTGTGAATGGTGCGGCGTAAAGCTGGAGGTTCTAAATGAAAAGGATCAGCAGTTTCGTTTGTTTCTGAGCAGGAAAGAGCAGAATTCCGGTATCTTTTGGAGTGTTGTAACACTTTTCTATGCATGGTTAGCATTAAGTTATTGGTTTGTCTGGTTTGGAGCCATTTATAATGTAGTCGTTATTATTTTAAGGTTTGTGCAGGCGGAAAAAGTGAAAAATCCATCTGTAGATCTGGTGCAGTCTTATCAGAATAAGAAGAAGCTTCTCATCGTAACGCTCATTGTAAACGTGTTAATCGGATGGTTTCCGGTGGCTCTCGCAGGGTATTGGAACGATAAGACCAAGATAAACTATGTGATGAAAAATCCTGAGTTTGTAAAACAGTGACAGGAAAACAAAAAGAACAGGAAACAAAATCAAATTTTTGCTTCCTGTTCTTTTTTATTTGAATTGGTTTTCAACATAATTCCGCATTTCCTGCCGGGTCTTCATCTGTTTGGCACCGTCGATGACCTGACGCTGTTGGTCAGAAGTCAGCGATGAAAATGCAGACAGGGCATTTTCGTGCTGTGCCAGTTCCATGGTAAATCCGATTGGAATATCTTCATTTCTCATAGTCATCACCTCAGAAATAGTATGACCGGAATCAGACAAAAAATACGGAATTAACATTCTATGCATTGCAGTCAGTCGTAATCGTCATAATCATCGTCGTCGTCCCATTCCACATAAACGTGGACGTAGGCTTTTACCTTCGGATTATCTTTGCAAGTCAGCGTGATGGTTGCTCTGCCAGGTTTTTTGCCATAGATATAACCTTTGGAATTGACAGTCGCAACTTTTTTGTTGCTGGAAGAAAACGTTACCTTCTTGTTTGTGGCAGTCCGGGGATAAACCTTGTATTCGATGTCTTCCCAATCATGAACATCTACATCGGTGTAGCGGTCTTCCACCCAGATTCTGGTTGGCTTTGTATACTTCTTTTTTGCTTTTTTCTTTACCGTGATCGTACAAGTCTTTTTCTTCTTTGTACCACGGATACGGCAGGTGATTTTAACTTTTCCAGTTTTCACTGCTTTTACAGTGATGTCATCATCTCTGCGGTCTCTGCTTACGATCTTCACAATTTTTTTGTTGCTGGTAGACCAGATCAGCTGGTCATCGTCGTAGTCAGAAGGGCGCGCGTAGGCTTCCAGCTCAAATTTTTGTCCTACCCGCAGGGTCTTCTTAGAGTAATTCAGCCTTCTTATAGAGGTCGGTTTTGGATCATCTTCGTCGGCATGGATGCTGAGCGGTGATATAATGACCGTCAGACTTAACAATGCTGCCAGTACAGCAGGCAGTAATTTTTTAATTTTCAT